CAATACGGTGCTCCGTTGACGCTTACTGGGGGTTCGCCGCACCCAGCGCAGATCACCTACGATTGAGAGAATGGGCTTCATGCCTCGATGACGATCTAAATCGATTTATTCAAATCATGGATATTGAAACAAAAAAGAAAAATCCAAGTGAGATTGCTGATTGGAAGGATTTGATCACTTCGGCAACCATCCTTCATCCCGGAAGGGCCTCCGAGTTGGGAATTGTTCATCAAGTCGAGGCTGCAACCATACCCACGGAATCGATCCGCTGGTGGGTACTTTAAAATCATAATATTCACCATAATGCGGGCTTAGAAGCCCGCTCTTTTTTTCTCAGCCTGCCTGATATCAGCCTTATCCCGATTGCACTGGCCAAGTGCCGATAGCAGACTGACATTTAAATTAAGACTATTACCCCATGTCATATTATCCGGAATGTCAGGATAAGGCGTTTCAGCCGTCAGGGTGGCTGGTAACGGAACCACCGGAATGCTCACGTAAACTGTTCGCGTACTTCCGCAACCGCTCAGCAGCGGCAGCAGGCACAAGGCCTGCAGCACAATCATCATCCGCAACAGCCACTTTGATATCTTTCTGGGTTCTCTGTGACTCCAGTGCGATCTGCTGTTTTGCATGCTGGTTAACCTCTATAACTGTATTGACGAGTTGCAGTGATTGCAGGACGTTACGGGTAATGGCTGTTGCAGATTCAGCATTTTGTACAGCCTCATCAGCACGTTTCTTTTCGTGCTGATATTTGCTGTAGTAGTGGTTGGCAGACCAGATGAAAGAACCAATGACAGTAAAGAAGAATGCAGCGATAACCAGCTTATAGCTCAACTTCATTTACCACCCCACCTGCCTCTTTAAACCGGGAAATCAGGTCACTGATTTTATGTTCATACTGACCGTAACCTGCACCAGGTAACGACGCCCAGATATTGCTGCAACGATCGATAGCCTGACGGATATCACCGCGATCAATCATCGGTAAAGCGCCACGCTCTTTAATCTGCTGCAATGCCACAGCATCCTGGCTTTTGGGAGAGAAGTCTTTCAGGCCAAGCTGCTTGCGGTAGGCATCCCACCAACGGGAAAGAAGTTGATAACGGCCTGCAGCTGTTGACTTGAGTTTCGGATTTAGCGTGACAAGTTTGCGAGGGTGATCGGAGTAATCAGTGAATAGTTCACCACCAACAATAACGTCATAACCGTGGTTATGTGTCGGTTGTCGCCCGTTATCCGTTCCCTCTGACCATGCCACCATATCAAGGAAAGCTTTACGCTGGGAATTTAGTGCCTGCATAAATTACTCCTTCGAGCTACCAAATTTGTTACCGATTACTCGCATTGCTGCCCCACGAATAGCATCGACACCGATCAGCCCAACACCACCACCAATGGCAACAGAAAGTGATTTAGGCCATCCGACATACTCAAGAGCGGATGCAAATGTCAGCGTCAGAGCACCACAGAGCAAAATCTCGAGCGTTTTTCGCTTCCAGCCACCACCACCGCCAAAATAGGCAATGCGCAAGCCAGCCATAACGATCGACATAATCACTGCGCCCAGCGGTGTGTCTCCACGCCACCAGCTCTGAAACAACTCCAGCCAGTCCGGCCAGGTATTTGGGTTATGAGGCATTTGTAGTTATCTCTCACCTCGCTGATACAGCAGGTGCAAATTGAGGAAACATCATGTTCCGCAAATCAGAAGCGGAAACGTCAAAGAAGCCGAGTCAAAGGATAACTGCGGGATAGGCCAGGCCCAACGAATCCCCAGCCACAGAAACGACAAAACCCGCTCGACGGCGGGTTTAAGCTGTGTGGCGAAGTAACCACTCTTAACAGATTACAAGAATTTTTGCGGACCGCGTTAATGATTTTTAATCCCAAAGTCGTATTATTCGTTTTTTACTGTAGGAGTTAACAGGTTTATATTATGTTAGATACACTATCTTTCACTGAACGTGACGAGTTCCAACGAAGAAACATCGCTGAAAATATCATCAAGTTGCTAAAACCAGAGGCAGACATTTCACCACTGGTAATAGACGGCGCATGGGGAACAGGGAAAACAGAATTTAGTATCAAACTGAAAAATCTCATTATTGAGCAAGAAACCGAATCTAAAGTTGTTTATATTGATGCCTTTAAAGGGGATCATGCAGAATCTCCATTACTTCTCATAACCTCTGCAATTGCTAGCATTTTGCCTGAGGAAGAAAAACAACACTTCATTAAGAGATCCCTTCCTGCAATTCGATTTGGTTTAAAAACGGTACTAAAAGCTGGTGCAGGTTGGTTTTTACGACAGGAGGCTAGTGAAGTTGCCGAAGAATTCCAAGATGCTATGAAGAAAGCAAGCAATGCAGCAATAGATGGGACTATTGAAAATTTGCTTGAAGACCATATGGAATCAGAGAAAAACATAAATTCACTTAAATCTTGCATCGAAAGTATTTCAGAAAACCAAAAGATAGTAATTATAATTGATGAATTAGACCGATGTAAGCCGAGTTTTTCAACAAATGTCATTGAAACAATAAAACACATTTTTGACATCAATAATGTCTTTTTTATTTTAGTTACAAACACAGAACAATTAAAAGCATCGATAAATCATATTTATGGTTATAGTATTAACTCACAAAAGTATCTTGACAAGTTTATTAAATATACCATCACGCTTCCAGACACATGTTTAATAAAAGGTCACGTCGTATGTAAAACATCTGTTATATATTGGAATTACCTTGTAGACAAGACAAAATCACTAAATGAAATTAATAGTTTATCTGGTAGATTTATCCGTGATTTAATTCAACGAACCAACTTATCCTTACGTGAAACACAAACTTTTTCACGCAATCTTAACATTTTTCAACTGTTAAACGACGAGGAGTACAAAAGCAGTGCTCCTTTAATAAATAGGATCTTTGTCGTAGCTGTCTTCATACATTGCTTTGGTGACAAGAAAAAAATAAAACAAGAAATTACCGCTGAATCTATATCTCATTTAGCAGACCTGCTTAACATAAAAGAAATACCTTATTCTTATGAGAGAAGAACGCAAATTCCTGAAATATCTATTGTATTCTTCGGAATAATTAAAGACAGCATTACTCTTAATGCGCGATTTGCCCCTAAAAGTGATGAAGAACTTAAAAAATTCACAAATGTTTATACTGATTATGACCACCTAAATTTTTGTAGTACTACACCCAGAGAGTTATTGATAAAATATATCAATCAAATGTCATTCATTCAGTAAATAATACGCCCCTGCATGGGGCGTATTTTATTAAACGTCCAAATCTAATGTTAGATCTAGCATGGAAAGGCAGCCATCAATAAATCCTTCGGCTAGCTGTATTTCTATACGTATCAATTTCTCATCCTTTCCACGCGCCTTTGCAATCTTACGCTTGGATATTCTGTATAAATAATGTGCCACAAGAAGCGAATGCTCATAAGGTCTTTTTTGCTTTAGACGAGCAAGACAACCTTCAATAATTAATGCATCACTATCCGAACAAGCCAAGCGTTTCTTGCTGGTATAGGGAAGAAGTCCCTTAAACCCAGCAGCTATAGGTGAATAATCAACACCAGAGTTATCACTCGCAGCCCATGCTCCCCAACGTTCAAGTATCATCTGAATATCACGCATCACCTTTCTCCACAAAATCAGGCCAGTACGCCAATTGCCAGCGCACGATCGATAAAACGAAATATCAGCTCCAGCTGGGAGCCATACTTCTCTTCAAATGCCACGGTATCCGCATGCAGCTCGTCGTGATGCTTTCTGCACAAAGGCAACACAAAGAGGTCATGCGCTTTTGTACCCATTCCACCCTGACCGTGGCCTATCAGGTGGTGGGGATCATCAGCAGGCTTTCCACAACATGCGCACGGCTGCGTCTTAACCCAGCGCGTGTACTTTTCATTAACCCAGCGGCGACGTTTCGGGCGTAACATAAAAGACTCCGGCGACTCCGGATCCACTTTCAGCGCCAGCACCTTTTTCGCTTTATCCTGGATGATGCTGGTGGCAGGAACCAAAGGCACAAGGTCACTTTCCCGGGTGACAGACGGCACAACAGGCTTCGGTAATCTCAGAGCCTTACGGGCTGCACTTTCCGGTAAGGCATCCGCCAGGTCATTACGAACCAGCCACCAGCACAGTTCCGGCATTGTCACAACGTGACTATCATCAAAACCGAGATCCCGACGCACGACAGACAACACCCAGCGAGCACAGTTATCCGTTGCCATTGATTCCAGCCGTTCCGTGAACTGATCGCGCAGCTGGTTATCGCAGTGCCAGCACAGACGGATTGCGCCCGGCGCGTGTCGCATTGTGGTCATGTTCTCGCTGTGCCAGTCGGAATGAGGCCACTGGCAGCCTTTTTCACGAAGTAACCAGCTTTCAAGACATTCCACTCCACCAGCACGACGGATCACTGCCTCATTGCGGAACACGGCCCGAACGGCAGGATCATCCGCCAGCGGTTGTGATGCTGCCGGAACGGCACCACTGGCGAAAGATGAATAACGTTCCGGCTCAGGCTCCAGCAGGACACGCCCCTGCATAAACAGGGGCATCAGCTCTGAACCTGGTCTGAACAATACGATCCCCATACGCGGGGCAATTTCAGGGGTCAGTAGTGCTCTCACGGTCACCTCAATGAACGGTATCGAGCAGCTTTAACAGCTCAGGGAATCGGGATTCGAAGAAATGCGGCTGCGTCTCGCGCGGATTTGCGGGACTGGTGATGTTCTTGCCGAACATGCAGCCTTTCGCTGTCAGCGACCAGAATTTTTTGATGTTGTTAATCGCGGTACGGCTGTATCGTTCGCGTTGTTCAACGATCCCCAGCTTCACCATCTGGTGATATGCCTGATTAGCCGTCAGGCGGATACCATACTGCTTCAGCAGTGCACTCAGCGACAGCGTGGGGCGACTTGAGCCATCGTGTGCATCAGCAGGAGCATCAATGGCATAGCGCGGTGCCAGATTCGGTAAGCCAACAGCCTCCTGGAGTTTCTGACAGGCTCCAAGCACAGATGAGTTAGACAGGTTTAACTCCCGACGCATAAAGTCCAGCAGAATCACTCCAGCCTGCATCTTGTCAGCAGCCTGTCCGGATAATTTTTCCGGTGCGCTGGTTACCATGTCGAAAGTACGGATCACCTTCAGATGGAATGACGGGCTGATCCACATTGCATAGGCATACACCAGTTCCTTACAGACATACGTTCCCCGTTCATTTCCCCCATGAATCACACTCACCGGGTCAACACCCAAATTCTGGGTGTTGATCAATTCATGAACAAGCTCAACAGTTTGTTGGCTGGAAAGAAACTTTCCTGGCTCCTTGGTTCTGGCATTTGCACCAGATGCTACTGCTGCGCGATGCAGATCGTTCAGGCTGTAACGCCCATAAGCATCACGACGAACTTCAATACCATCAATGACCATCAGATTATTCATACTTCGTTTCTCCTCTTGATCAGGCGGCTGCACCCGCCGTTTTCTCGTACTTACTGATAGTGATCTCGACCTTCCCTTTCGGGATAACCGGTCCCCACTCAACCAGCATTCTTTTCACCTGGCTGTCGTCTTCCCACACACCCGCGTGGGTCAGGGCGTCAAACAGCGCCTTGTTATAGTTGTCCAGATCGCGGATCCGGTTATCCGGAGGAAACAACACGATCTCCACTGAAGCAGGTGCCGACGTTGGTTTCGGCAGACGACGTAACTGCTCAACTATTGCTGTGCACGCCGCACTCTGGAATTTTCGCCCCGCCGCGCTTATCAGGCTCTTACCAGCAAATGCCCCTTTGTTGGGGTGTCGCCAGTAGGTGTTCACGCTGGGTGGAAAAGGCAGAATCAGCTTCATACTTTCAGCCCCCTCTCATGTAACCAGTGGGCTGCACGCGGCCTGGCGTTTTCCTCACCAGCAAGCAGTGCGCGGATAATCCCGGCCGCCTCGCTATCGTCGTCCTTCACCGCGGTATGAAGCGTGATGCCCCGGGCCACGCCACGCTTTATCGTGATGACGCCTTTTTTCTCCAGTGCGCGAAGATGCTCCACCGCTGCATTCACTGAACGGTATCCCAGCATGGTAGCCACCTCCTGATTGGTTGGCGGGAAGCCACGTTCTTTCTGGTAAGAAATCAGCATATCCAGCACCTGCTGCTGGCATTGAGTTAACGTCGTCATTAAGCCCCCACGTAATTCCCTGACAGATACCACTCTTCACCCGATGCAGCGCGCTTGCTGCTTTTCCGTAAGCACCGCTCACGACGCGCCAGAAAATTGTTTCGTTCTGGCTGGGAGTGGCTTTCACGGAATGCCTCCATCCACACCGTTGCAGCTCGACGGAATAAGCCCCTGGACTCCAGTTCTTCAGCCTGGCGGGTCAGGCACAAAATCACCCGGGGGTCGTTAGTGCCGACATAGAAATTGCGCACAGGTCTGGTTTCACAAACTGGTTCCGGCTCCTGCGATATCTCAGCCTGGCGCGGGAAATGTCTGCGTGTATCCTCTTCACAACGGTGAGCCACACGCCCACTCTGACGTAACTTGCTTGCTGACTGCAGAACTCGCTGCCGTGAGTAACCTGCAAAAGCATCCGCAATGTCTCCGGAAGTACACCCCGGATGGGCTTCAATGAATTTCTGAACGTCATTCAAAAGGCTCATGATCACCCCCTGAATCCTGCCGGGATCTGGCTGTAGTCCACATTGTCGTAACTGGCTTTGAAGTACGGGTCTTCGCGTTTTTCTGTGTACGTGCTGACGGACGGCGATAAGCGCAGGGAAAGTTCATCCCATTTTTCCCGCAGCTTCGACGGGCTGAGCACGTTACGGCACCAGAACGGGTCGCGGCTGACACGGTTGTACATCTCGCAGATTTGTTTGTGGGTACGACCGTCCTGTACACACATCAGGCGAATTTCATTTGCCCAGGCTGTCCAGTTCGGTTCTTTCGGACGTACCGCCTCGCCGTCAAATTCGGCGGCCTGCTCGTACAGGGCGATGATTTTTTTCCAGAGCCACTGTGCGCAGGTCAAATCATCCTGCGTTCCCCACTGGCGCTTTTTAGGGCTGAATACAACCGCATCAGGATGGCGAGTTAAAAAATTCTGTTCAGCCGTCTGCGTGTCCGGTTGCGAAGCGTCCGGACGAGAAGGTTTTTTATCTGACGGATCATGTTTTGATTTTACTGACGGATCCCCGCCAGATTCTGACGGGTGAAAACCCGCTTTTTTGCCAGATTTCGACGCATCAAATTTTGACGGGTCAGATTTTGATGCGTCAGATTTTGACGGGTCAGAATCTGACAGTTGAGAAAATGCCGCTGCCTGAAGCTTCGCAACGTTAAGCTGATAAACATTCGACGCATTGCGGTTACCCTGGCGACGCGCCTTACGCGTTAACCAGCCTTCTGCTTCCAGTCGTGCGATAGCCGTTCTGACGGTACTCATCCCCGCGCCAATCTGGCGGGCAATGGTTTCAATTGATGGCCAGCACACACCTTCGTCATTACTGAAATCAGCCAGGCGGGCCATAATTGCCACGCTGGATAACTTCATGCCTGACGCAGCGCAACCATCCCATACATAGCCGGTTAATTTAGTGCTCATGACCGACCTCTATTTCCCTGAATTTACGACGAAACTGTTCGAGCGGACTGAAGCATTCATGCTCATAGCCTTCGCGGAGGTAGATAACCCGTTGTGTTTCCGGTTCCCAACGAATGACTCTGACGGGCACTCCGTAGTGATCTTTGAACCAGCGGTTAACTTGTCGCAAAGGACTGTCTCCTTCTGCCGGTTGAAATCACCCACAGCCCACTCAGCAAAGCTGTGGGTTACAATTTCCCTGTCACCTGGTACATTCACTGCATAGCAATATTCCACCTTCGCTTTTCCACCCGGTACAGGAAGCGCAATCAGTTGCGAGCGACGGTAGTGTGTTGTTAAACTGTTCATGCGTTAGTTTCTCCACAGACACAAAACGCCACGGCGCCCGGAGCTGCACACTCGCGGGCGTCACTCTTTTCTGGAGCGCAAAAGATTTTGTAGACCAGTGCTGCATGCTCCTGCAGCTTCGAAATTGACATGTACAGCTCGTCGTTAATTGCTGCCTGCTCGTGTGGTTCCACCACCCCGTCTTCAATTGCTGAACGAATCTGTTTTGAATAACTGCCGATCTGTTCAATAACCTCCAACAGGCGCTGGTTGATATCGGCGTTCTCTACTTCCTCAATTTCAGGAAGTGATACAAACACCCCACCAGCAGACTGTGCGACAGCATCCGCAATGTGGTGATTGCCAGCAGCACGCTGTAAAACCATTGCCCATCCCAACGGGAAAATCTGATCGCCATCTGCACGAAGGCGGTTGAATAAAGCGTTCTCTGTTACATCCAGCCAGTCAGCAGCTTCAGCGTAACCCCCTGGCAATGCCGCGATAGTTTTTCTGACAGCTTTCACGTACCACTCAGGTTGTTTTTCCACTTTCCAATGATGCTTACCCACGGCTTACCTCCTGTTCCTGTGGTTTAAACCCATTCTGGTTTTGGCTAGATTGAAAACGTGCCGGATAAAGAATCTGCATTTCGCTGACTTCACCCTTAAAAAAATTGGCTAAACGTTCTGCAAGTTCGATAGATGGAATCTGCTCCAGCCTCTCAATACGACTCAACGTCGCTGGATTGACTTGAACACCCGCAGCAACATGCTGCAAAGTGAAACCATGCGCCTTACGCACATTTCGTAATGGTGATTGCATATACCCTCCAAATATTGCGCGTTATGCATGTTATTTCACGCAATTATTTTGCGCAAGTTGATTTGCTTATCACGCAATAAAGAAATGTAATAAACGCATGAACATAGGAAACCGAGTCAGACAACTTCGCCAAGCGAAGAACATGAAAATCGCCGATCTCGCTGAAGCAATAGGAGTAGATGCGGCGAACATCTCGCGCTTAGAAACGGGTAAGCAAAAACAATTTACCGAACAAACACTGAGTAATATTGCCAAGAGCTTAGGTGTTGATATTGCTGATCTCTTTACCTCTGCCCTCAAAAGTAATACTGTATATAAAAACAGTAATAATGAGGATGTTGCGCAGGTGAAGGATGTGTTCCGTATTGAAATGCTGGATATCAGTGCCAGTGCGGGAAATGGCCTTATCCAGGGCGGTGATGTCATTGATGTGATTCATGCCATCGAATACAGAACTGATAATGCTGTATCAATGTTCGGCGGACGACCAGCCAATCACATCAAAGTTATCAACGTTCGTGGGGACAGTATGTGTCCAACCATTGAGCCAGGAGATCTCATCTTCGTTGATGTCAGCATCAATCAGTTTGATGGTGATGGTATATATGTCTTTGGTTTTGATGACAAAATATACGTTAAAAGACTTCAAATGATTCCTGACAAACTGCTGGTGATTTCTGATAACCAGATTTACCGTGAATGGGGAATTACTAGCGAAAACGAACACCGATTTATGGTCTTTGGAAAGGTCTTAATCAGTCAGTCGCAAACCCTTAAGAGACATAATTAACCTCAATATCCCATCCATCGGCCACCGAAAGGTGGCTTTTTATTACCCACCGTTTTGCATATTTCGCAAATATTACTTGCATATCTCGCAATTTAATTTTATCTTTTGTTCCAGACCAACTACAGGATTACAACAAAATCTGGTTGCAACACGGTGCACGGTGCATGTGTCGTAAGAGGTCAGTAAATGTCAAAAACGAACAGGCAGGACGCCCACGAAGTAGCCGCCGGTGGCGTATGAATGACCGGATGATTCGTTAGCAACAAAAAAAGCGCCCTATAGGACGCTTCGCTCTTTAACAATCTGGTCCCCATCAACAAGTAACTGATAACTTGAGGAGGTGTGAAATGCACAAAACAGAACAAAAAATCGTCGCGCCTGGCTACACAGATGAGGAAATTTATGAGTGGATGACAAAGAAGCTGGCAGCTATAAACCAGCTTCGTGAAGTGCTGTCTTATCGACAGGAAACAATAGACTCCTTAAAAAAACTGGATCAGGAAATCACGGTTTTATCACAGGATGTTACTTTAGATATTGTGCAGACAAATTAGGATCCCATTCATTTTCGTCAAAATCATCAAAGTGATGAATTTGTGATCTCCAGTCTCGATAATCTAAAAATTTCTGGGCGGTTACACTTATTTTATCAAGCGTGAGTTCATCCTGAATTGAAAGAAGAAGTTCATCAAATTTCATCTCATTAATCTGTTTTGGCATCCAGTGATGCTTCATCAGAATAAGGTGAACCAGAGCCTTTTTCCCATTCAACTGATTATAGGGTGTGCCGAATTTCTTCCGGTGCTCATTTAAGACAAGGTCCAGAAGAGTAAGTAATGTTGCCCTTGATTCAACTTTGCTTATTTCGACTGATGACACTACCCCACTGATTTCAATGCCCCGATACTTTCCAACATTTTCACAGTGGGATTTGTACAGCGTATAGATATTACCGGACATTTCTTTTCCTTTTGCGTTGTTGGGGATAACCAGATTAACCGAATCCTTGTTGTTGGGGAATAACCAGGTCCACCTCGCCTGATGTGGCTAAAAGCAGGCACATAACAGCTAAGTATTTTCAACCAGAGAGAATCCTTAGCGTTGTGGTGAATGCGGCTCAGCGCACGCGGGTTAAGGTTGAGGCTGACAGTCGACCTTCTGTGGATACCCACCCGCCTGGTGTGCAACCTTCGCCAGGCACCGGGAGGCACCCGGCACCACAACTTTATGCTGTGTGTAGTCCTGGCGGTACCAGTTTGTACCCTTGCTTCCGGCTGGTACCGTCCTTTTTACAAAACAGAGAAGAGCATCACCGGACGACGGGCTCATAACCCAATCCATCCGGGCGGCAGTCACCGCAGGTGTTCTTCTCTGTTTTGTGGAGAAACTAACCGACCTTGCAGGGTCGATATGATGAGGAGCAGCAAAATGGCTAGCGAACGCAGTACTGATGTGCAGGCATTTATCGGGGAGCTGGACGGCGGCGTATTTGAAACCAAAATCGGCGCAGTTCTCAGTGAAGTCGCTTCCGGTGTGATGAACACGAAAACCAAAGGTAAGGTCTCACTCAACCTGGAAATCGAACCATTTGATGAAAACCGTGTGAAAATCAAACACAAACTCTCATATGTTCGCCCGACTAACCGCGGGAAAATTTCCGAAGAAGACACCACCGAAACGCCGATGTATGTCAATCGCGGTGGTCGCCTGACTATTCTGCAGGAAGACCAGGGACAATTACTGACTCTTGCCGGTGAACCTGACGGAAAACTCCGCGCAGCAGGTCATTAATATCGTTCTTAATTAACCGATTATTTATCTCATCACTGAATATCTTAATATAGTGAGGACTTATTATGTCTCAAAACTTAGACGCAACCGCATTTAATCAAATCCATGCCCTTATTTCTGCTCAGGGTGTTAATGAAATTATCAGTAAGATTGGTGCCGATGCTGTGGCATTGCCTGAGAATTTCCGCATTCATGATCTGGAAAAATTTAATTTAAATCGCTTCCGTTTCCGTGGTGCGCTTTCCACTGCCAGCATCGATGACTTTACCCGTTATTCTAAAGATCTTGCAGATGAAGGCACCCGCTGCTTTATCGATGCTGATAATATGCGTGCCGTCAGTGTGCTTAACCTGGGTACTATTGATGAACCAGGTCACGCAGATAACACCGCCACTCTCAAACTGAAAAAGACAGCACCGTTCTCTGCTCTGTTGTCTGTTAATGGCGAGCGTAACTCCCAGAAATCACTGGCAGAATGGATTGAAGACTGGGCCGACTACCTTGTGGGCTTTGATGCTAATGGTGACGCCATTCAGGCAACCAAAGCGGCGGCGGCTATCCGTAAAATCACAATTGAAGCGAACCAGACCGCTGATTTTGAAGATAATGACTTCAGCGGCAAACGCTCCCTGATGGAGTCTGTCGAAGCGAAGACCAAAGACATTATGCCAGTGGCATTTGAATTTAAATGCGTTCCGTTTGAAGGCCTGAAAGAACGTCCATTTAAATTACGCCTCAGCATTATCACTGGCGATCGTCCTGTACTGGTTCTGCGCATTATTCAGCTGGAAGCGGTGCAGGAAGAAATGGCTAACGAATTTCGTGATCTGCTTGTTGAGAAATTCAAAGACAGCAAAGTAGAAACCTTTATTGGTACTTTCACCGCCTGATTTCATTACTGCAAATGCCCCTGCGGGGGAATTTATGGAAACGTAATTAACTCAATAATCGCCGGATGGTGAGGACTTCCTTTTACCAGAATTCAGCGCGGTGCAGCGCATATACGTGGAGAACAAAATGTCATTTATTAAAACTTTTTCCGGGAAGCATTTTTATTATGACAAGATAAATCAAGACGACATCGTTATTAACGATATCGCGGTTTCCCTTTCAAATATCTGTCGCTTTGCAGGACATCTTTCACATTTCTACAGCGTCGCCCAACATGCGGTGCTTTGCAGCCAACTGGTGCCGCAGGAATTTGCTTTTGAAGCGTTAATGCATGATGCAACAGAAGCGTATTGCCAGGACATCCCGGCGCCACTGAAACGCCTTCTTCCTGACTATAAACGGATGGAAGAAAAAATAGACGCCGTAATCCGTGAGAAATACGGGTTACCCCCAGTTATGAGTACACCCGTGAAATATGCCGTTCTCATCATGCTGGCAACTGAACGCCGCGATCTCGGGCTTGATGATGGCTCTTTCTGGCCAGTACTGGAAGGTATCCCGGCAACAGAGATGTTCAAAGTTATTCCACTGGCACCGGGCCATGTAGTGGTCAAGTAATACTGGCCA